TGCCCGATCACGGCGGACCACATCGCCAACACGCGCGCGGCCGCGCGCCCGATGGACCGCTACGTCCTGCGGAAGGCGAGCCCGACTCAGAAGATCGACGCCACCATCCCGAGCGTCCTCGCGCACGAGGCGCTCGGTGACGTCATCGCGGCCGGCCTCGCAGAGAAGCAGATGTCCTTCTACTACGGCAGCTGAGAGGGGGCCCGATGGCGACGTTCGAACAGGCCCTACAGCTGGTGCAGCTGCTTGAGGCAGAACTGATCCACCGCAGCCGGGACATCACCGTCCACAACGCGTACTACCGCGGGGACCACCCGCTGAAGTTCGCGTCGGATGAGTTCGCGAAGTTCCACGGTGACCGCTACCGCGACTTCTCCGACAACTGGACACAGGTGGTGGCCGACGCTCCGGTGGAGCGGATGACCGTGACCGGCTTCCTGGCGTCCGGAGAGACGGACGCCGACAGGGAACTGTGGAAGGTGTGGCAGGTCAACGGCCTGGACGCCGACAGTCAGCTGGGGTTCCTCGGCTCGGTCGTCAACGCCCGTTCCTTCGTGCTGGTGTGGGGCGACCCGGCCGACCCGGACATGCCGGTCGTCACGTTCGAGGACCCGTCCCAGTGCGTCATCGTCTACGATCCGGGATCGCGCCGGAACCGGCGGGCTGCGCTGAAGCGGTGGCAGGACGGCAACCAGGACTTCGCCACGTTGTACCTCGCGGACGAGGTGTGGAAGTTCTCGCGTCCTCACCTGATCTCGGACGGCGACAAGTCTCCGCAGATGCTGGACGTGGACGAGGAGCTGAAGCGGTGGCGGCCGCGGGAGCTGCCGGACGAGCCGAACCCGCAGCCGAACCCCATGGGCGTGGTGCCGATGGTGGAACTGCCGAACAAGCCGGCCCTCGCTGCGGATCCGATCAGCGACGTCGGTGGCGTGATCGCCATGCAGGACGCCATCAACCTGCTGTGGGCGCAGTTGTTCACCGCCTCCGACTACGCGTCGTTCCCGCAGCGGGTCATCATGGGCGCCGAGCGGCCGGTCATCCCGAAGCTGAACAGCGAGGGTGAGGTCATCGGCACGCAGCCCGTGGACATCGAGAAGTTCGCTGTCGACCGCGTGATGATGTTCAACGGCAAGGACGTCCGCATCGGCGAGTGGCAGGCTGCCAACCTCGCCATGTACACAGGCCTGATCGACCAGGGCGTTGGCCATATCGCCGCTCAGACGCGCACCCCCCAGCACTACCTCATCGGCAAGATGGCCAACCTTGCCGAGGGGGCGCTGCTGGCCGCTGAAACCGGCCTGGTGAAGCGGACCGAGGAGAAGCAGACGTGGTCTGGGCAGGGTCTGCGGGAGGCGGCTCGCCTGATCGCCTTGGCCCGCGGCGAGGACCAGAAGGCGGACGCGCTGCGCTCCGGGCGGGTGCTGTGGAAGGACGCCGAATCCCGCAGCCACGCGCAGCTGGCGGACGCGCTGCTGAAGCTGAAGCAGCTCGGGTTCCCCTTCAAGTGGCTGGCGCTGAAGTACGGGCTGACGCCGACCGAGGTGGCCGACGTGATGGCCATGCGGATGGAGGAGTTGGAGGCGGACCCGGTCACCGAGCTCACCCGGCAGATCGGCGGCGGCCCGCCGACGGGCGGCAACGTCCCGCCGGAGGAGCCCGGCCTGGAGGACGGGCCGGACGAGGGTGAGGAGCCGGCGGCGTGAGCCCGACCCCGGAGGCGGTCGCCCACATGGAGGCCCGCCGTCGTCTGGCGCTGGCGACCGCGCTGGCCACACACCGAGTGTGGCGGCGTCTGGACGGCGACAACCTGTACCGGTCCTGGCTCGGGCTGCTCGGTGATGTCCTCGCGATCGTGGTGAGCGGACAGCTGGCGTCCGCGCAGATGACCGGGCCGTGGCTGAACCGCATGCTGGGCCCGGAGAACGAGGACCGGCCGCACGCAACCCGGATCGTCCCGGAGGCGTTCACCGGCGTGGACGGCGCGGGCCGCCCGCTCGTGGACGTGCTGCGGGCCCCGATCTGGGCGGCGCTGCGGCTGGTCACCGCCGGGCGGCCGGTCGCGCACGCGCTGGTCGCCGGGCAGTCCCTGCTGGACGCGATCGTGCAGACGGCCGTCGCGGACGCGGCTCGGGCCGCGGACTCGGTCGGCATGACCGCGCGGCCGGGCGTGACCGGCTACATCCGCGTGGTGGAGGCCGGCGCGTGCAGCCGGTGCATCATCCTCGCCGGTGCCGAGTACCAGACCGACCGGGCGTTCCTGCGGCACCCGCGCTGCAAGTGCGGCATGGAGCCGGTCACCCGGGAGCACCGGCCGCAGCCTGCGACACCGAGCCAGTTGGTGGCGCAGATGTCCGAAGCGCAGAAGCGGAAGACGTTCGGTGAGGCCGGGGCGAAGGCCCTGGCGGAGGGCGCCGACCTGGGCCAGTTGGTGAACGCGCGCCGCGGCATGGCCAGCGCCACGGTGTACGGCCGCCGGGTGCAGATCACCACCGAGGGCATCACGAAGCGCGGGTTCGCCGGCAGCCGCCTGCGCAACTTCCAGAAGGTCGAGGGGCAGCGCTACCGCGTGTCCCGAACGCCCCGGCTGATGCCGGAGGAGATCTACCGCCTGGCCGACAACCGTGAGCACGCCGTCCGGCTGCTGCGGACCCACGGCTACATCGCCTGACCCCCTGCCCGCGCGCAACGCGCGGGCCCGCACCCGCAACGGGAGAACCCCATGACCACGCCCACCCCTGCCGCTGAGCCCGCCGTCGACGACGACCTCGACCCGGCAGCCGGTCCCGTAGAGCCGGACGTCGACGACCCGGTCGACGACGACGCCGACGCCGACCCGGAGGGAGCCGACCAGCTCGGCGACCCGGGCAAGAAGGCCCTGGACACGATGAAGGGCAAGCTCAAGGCGGAACGCGAACGGCGCCGCGCCCTCGAGGCGAAGCTCGCCGAGCGCGACAAGCCCGCCGACGGCGACCAGCCCGACCCCGAAGCCCTGGCCCGGCAGGCGGAAGCGCAGGCGATGGCCCGCGTGAACGAGCGCCTGGTGAAGGCGGAGGTCCGGGCCGCGGCGGCAGGCAAGCTCGCCGACCCGGCCGACGCGCACCGCTTCCTGGACCTGTCCCAGTTCGATGTCGACGACGACGGCAACGTCGACGCCGACGAGGTCGCCGACGCGATCGACGACCTGCTCAAGTCCAAGCCGTACCTGGCCGCGCAAGGCGGCACCCCCAAGCCGCGGTTCCAAGGGACCGCAGACTCCGGCGCCCGCAAGGGGAATGCCCGGCCCACCCAGCTCACCGAGGCGGACGTCAAGCGTCTGTCCGCGGCAGGCAACCACGCCGAGATCGTCAAGGCCCAGCAGGAAGGCCGCCTGGACGACTACCTCGGTCTCACCCGGTAACCCCTCGAGGAGAAACCCATGGCCATCAGCGCCTTCAAGCCGGAAGTCTGGAACGCCAACCTCCTGGTCACCCTGGAGAAGTCCCACGTCTACGCCGCCCCCGGCGTCGTCAACCGGGACTACGAGGGCGACATCGCCAACTTCGGCGACACCGTCCACATCGTCGGGCTGGCGGAACCGACCATCGGCACCTACACCCCGCACACCGACATCACCATCGAGGACGTCGACGACACCGACTCCACCCTGGTCATCGACCAGTCGAAGTACTTCGCGTTCGAGGTCGACGACGTGGAGAAGCGGCAGGCCTTCAACGGCGGCAAGGTCCTCACCGAGCAGGCCCGCAAGGCCGCGTACAAGCTGCGCGACGTCGCCGACTCCTACGTGGCCGGCCTCATGGCCGCCGGGGTCAGCGCGGGCAACCTCATCGCCGAGGACACGCTGACCACCCCGGCCGACGCCTACGACCTGCTCGTCGACCTGGGCACGGTCCTCACCGAGGACAACGTGCCCACCGAGAACCGCTGGTCCATCGTCACCCCGAAGTTCTACGGCCTGCTGCTGAAGGACACCCGCTTCGTCGGGGCCGGTGACGCGCAGGCCGCGGCCACCCGCGCCAACGGATTCGTCGGCCAGGCCGCCGGCTTCTCCATCCGCATGTCCAACAACGCCCCCGACGGCCCCGGCGCCGGGGCGGGCAAGCTGGTCATCGCCGGGTACGGCGGCGCGGTGACCTACGCCGAGCAGATCAACAAGACCGAGGCGACCCGCAAGGAGAAGGGCTTCGCGGACATCGTAAAGGGCCTGCACCTGTACGGCGCGAAGGTCGTCCGGCCCACCGGGCTGGCCGCCGCAGACGTCATCATCTGATGGCGGGCCGTGAGCTGAAGGACGGCGAGCAGCTCCTGCTGCGTGGCAGCGCCGGCGCCCTGTTCCGGGTGACCGTCGGCCAGCCGTTCACACGCGAGTACGTCGAAGGACGGCTGAAGTCCGGTGAGTGGTCCTGGCCGGGCAGCAGCCCCACGCCCCCGGCGGAGGCGAAGCCCGAGCCGCGGACCGAGGAACCGTCCAAGCCCGCACCGGGCGGGGACAGCCCGAAGCCGCGCACCCAGCCGGAGCAGGACGACGACCCGGACCGGCCTGCTCAGTCCGCACCCAAGTCGGAGTGGGTGGCCTACGTGGCGCGCACGCAGCACATGTCCCGCGAGGACGCGGCGAACTACACGAAGGCCGACCTGATCGACATGGTCAGCTGACAGGGAGGGGGCGCCGTGGCACTGGCACCACTCGCAACGGTGGACGACCTCGAGGCCCGCGGCCTGGCCGTGGAGCCCGAGGAGGCGGCCGTCGCGAACGTGTACCTGGGCGTGGCGTCTGCGGCGGTGCGGGAGGCGGCCGGGACGGCGATCACCCGCACCACGTCCACCATCACCGTGGAGGGCGTGCCGGGTCAGCGGCTGACGCTGCCCGGCCCGCCCGTCGTGGCCGTCGACACGGTGGCCGTCGACGGCCGCACGGTCACCGACTGGCGGCTTCGCTCGGAGCGGCTGTGGCGGGCGTCCGGCTGGTCCGGCCCCGAGCCGACCGAGGTGGAAGTCACCTACACGCACGGCCTCGTCGACGTGCCTGAGGACATCGTCGACCTGGTGTGCCGGATGGCCGCGTCGGCACTGAAGACGTACCGGACGGAGGGAGGCGAGGGCCTGGCCGTCGACCGGGAAGTCACCTCGGAGCGGCTCGGGGACTGGGCCGTGACCTACGGGGCCGACGGCCGGGTCAGCCAGATGGAGCTCACCCAGTTCTGGCGGGACCGTCTCGCTGCCCGGTTCGGTACCAGCATCACCGCGCTGAGGTCCCGGTGAGGGGCATCGGCCGGCACCTGAACCGGCAGCTGGAGGTGTGGCGGGAGACGGCCACCGACGACGGGGCGGGCGGCCAGGAAACGGTCGTGGCCAAGGTGGCCACGGTGCGCGGGAAGGTCGACCAGCCGTCGCCGACGGAGCGGCTCATCGCGCAGCAGTCCGGGTCCCGCCACTCCCACAACATCTACCTGGCGCCGCGCGCGAACGTGCGGCGC